CTGTCATCTTTTGTGTTCCACCCGGGGTACTCACATTGTGAGTATCCTTTTCTTCTTTATTTTGCTTACGGGGGTGGGTGAGTATGTGATGGCTAAGTATCATGATTGGATCACCGAAGAAGGTTTATTATTGATCGAAGGTTGGGCGCGGGATGGTCTGACTGATGAACAGATAGCGGAGAAAATGGGAATAGGAACGACAACTCTTTATAGATGGAAAAAGGAGTTTCGGGAGATTCGGGAGTCCTTAAAAAGGGGCAAAGAGGTTGTTGATCGTCAGGTTGAAAATTCTCTCCTCAAAGCCGCTCTTGGATACGAGTACGAGGAGCAAACTGTTACTAATAAAGGCGATGTCGTGACTTTGCGGAAATACCAACCGCCAAACACGACAGCAATTATCTTTTGGTTGAAGAACCGCAAGCCTAAACAGTGGAGGGACAAACAGGAGCTAGAACATGACGGAAATATGAAAATCAACATCAACGTGAAAGGGTCGCGCGATGGAAATTAATGTTACAGTCAACCAAGTATACAAACCCTTTCTAAATGACGATACACGCACTCAAATCTTTTACGGTGGTTCATCGAGCGGAAAAAGCTACTTTTTGGCACAAAGAACAGTGCTGGACGTCTTGCAAGGCGAACGAAATTATTTAGTTGTACGTAATGTCCTGAATACCGTAAAAAAATCAGTATTCAACGAAATTACAAAGGCGATCCACAACATGGAGTTGACGCCTTTTTTTAATGTCAACAAGTCTAATATGATCATTACTTGTACACTTAACCGGAAACAAATCCTTTTCGCCGGGCTTGACGATCCGGAGAAGATTAAGTCAATTACACCTGAGGATGGTGTTATAACTGACGTTTGGGTCGAGGAGGCTACAGAAACGAAATACGAAGCTGTAAAACAGCTGTATAAGCGTCTGAGGGGACGATCAAAGGTAAAGAAACGGTTGGTACTATCATTCAACCCAATCTTAAAAAGCCACTGGATCTATAAGGAGTATTTTGGTGGTTGGCAGGATGATAAGAATTTTTATCGAGACAGTGATAATCTCCTGATCCTAAAGACCACGTACAAAGACAACGATTTTCTCGAGGAAGACGACATTAAGGAACTCGAGAACGAAACAGACCGATATTACTACGAAGTGTACACGCTGGGGAACTGGGGTTCGCTAGGTAACGTTATCTTTAAAAACTGGGAAGTTCAAGATCTTAGTGAGATCCGGAAGACCTTTGATCGCTTTAACAATGGTTTGGATTTTGGCTTTGCCGACGATCCATCCGCGATGATCCACATGCACTACGATAGGAAAAAGAAGATATTGTATATCCTCGATGAGTTGTATGAGAGGGAACTGACCAACGATGTTTTGGCCGAGAAAATCAAAAAGATGATCGGGAATCAATATGTTGTATGTGATAGCGCTGAGCCAAAAAGTATCCAAGAGTTAATAAATTATGGGGTCCGGGCTATCCCGGCTAAAAAAGGTCCTGATTCGGTCAATCACGGGATCAATTGGCTGAGACAACAAAAAATTATCATTGATGTTCGCTGTCAGAATACGAAAAATGAATTTCAAACATACCGCTGGAAAGAAGACAAAGATGGCAACGTCTTGCCGGTTCCTGTTGATCGTGACAACCACGCTATAGACGCTATTCGCTATGGCTTAGAGGAGCATATGGAAATAAGAAGAGCACGTGCAGTAAGACGAATATAGGAGGTGAGATGATGACAGTTGATCTATTAAACCTGACAAACACAACAACGATGAATGAAGTATTAGCCGAACTCAAAACACTACATGGACAAGTTACAAGCCAAATCATCGCGGATTTGATTGATATGCACCGACCGGACAGAATTCGAATGATCAAGCTATATCAGAGATACAAAGCCCAAGACGTNCCGATTTTTGATAGGCAAGTAGCAGAGTACGAAACAATTAACCATCGACTCAACAATGACTTTTTTGGCGAAATCGTGGATACAAAAGTTGGGTATTTTATGGGGATACCGATTACTTACGGTATAGCTCATACAGCAGAAAACTACGAAGTGAAAGACAAGATAATACGAGATTTTATCCATTACAACCTTATCGAGGATTTGGACAGCGAAACGGCGAAGATGGCGGCTATTTGCGGGCTAGGAGCTAGGCTTTTGTATATTGATACGAACGGACAAGAACGAGCAATGAATGTACCTCCATGGGAATGCATCTTTGTCTATGATCGGTCAATCAACGAACCTCAATATGCGCTACGTTACTATCCTATTGGGGTTGTAGACCAAAACGGCGAGACGACCGAACGGACTCGCGTTGAATGGTACGATCCAACCCATGTGACTTTCTATATCCAAGACAGTGAAGGGAATTACATCTTGGATGATACTGAACCGATGAATCCGCGTCCTCACATGTTTGACGGGATTCCGCTCTTAGCTTTTCCGAACAACGAAGAGTTACAGGGAGACGCCGAAAAGGTCTTGCACCTCATCGATGCTTACGACCGCGCGATATCTGATCAAAACAGTGAAATCGAAGCCTACAGGGCTGCATACATGCTTTTCTACGGCTTTGAGGTGGATGAGGAGACGTTATCACAAATCAAGAGGACGGGAGCTTTTGGTATACCAACGGTTCAGGATGGTTCAAAGGTTGAGTTTCTGACTAAAGAATTAAATGATCAGTTTACAGAGAAGCATTTAGACAGGCTGGAGAAGAATATTCTCCGATTTGGAAAATCGGTCAACTTCACGGATGAACACTTTTCCGGNAACCTATCAGGCGTAGCAATGAAGTACAAAATGTTTGCGCTCGAAAGCAAATGTATGATTGCCGAACGAAAATTTACAGCAGCATTACAAAAACAATTTGAATTACTTGCGTCTGTCTGGGCGAAAAAAGGCATTGTCTTTGGTCCAAGGGACATCACATACCAGTTCAAACGCAACTTCCCGCTTAATATGCTGGATGAGGCGCAGACCAATGCAACGTTAAAGGGACTCATCAGCGAGAAAACAAGGCTTTCGCTATTATCATTTGTTGACGATCCAGAAGAAGAACTGAAGCAGATGGAGCAAGAAATCTTCGATCTAGTCCCTGGTGATCCGGTCCAGGGGGTGAAAGAACTATATGAACACCATCGAAATACAACAAATGATGAACGAACAACAGACGGAACAGAAGATGAATGAACTGGAACAAATGTTATTGTTGATTTTTAGTTTGTTGTTCTTGAACTTAACTTCTCGATTGGTTCCTCGTGCGGAGCCGCAATGGAGGACTTTGATACCTGTTATCAATGATGAGTTCCGAAAAATAAAAAAGGAAATTCCTAGTGGATTATCGATTATCGCCAAAGAATTGNATGAGTCAACCCTTCTAATGATCCAAGAACAGGGGATAGAAATAACATCCCGATTGACTAACAAGGNCATTGANCAAATCATACAAAAACGGATAGCCAATTTAACGTTGAATGATCGTATTGAGAGAAACCGAAAAAGATTTATTGTTCAATTGCGGGATGTTCTTATTCAGTCAAAGAAAAGGAATGAAACAATAGAAGAACTTTCACAACGCATCCGCAACTTGGTAACTAACCAAGCTAACAGGATGCGTTTGATTTTGCGGACAGAAGTCCACCGAATCCGCAATACAGTTGTCTATAACTTGGCTCAAAAGGCTAGCCGAGTTGACAGCAAATTGAAAAAGACTTGGGTGGCAGTGATGGATAGCCGGACGAGACCAGCACATCGAAGATTACACGGTACGACGATACCTATTAAAGGGTTGTTCAAAAGCACGGCAGGGGGAATTGGTCCAGCTCCCGGGCTTATGGGGAATCCTGGTGATGATATCAATTGTCGTTGTCGATTGAGAATCAGTATATCTTGAACTTACAGGGCTTATGAACTGTAAGGGCATAGGAGGANTCAAAAATGGATGAGAAACAAGAGCAATCTGTAGTGAATCAACAGGAAACGGCAAACGAAAAACCAAAGATTACACCAGAATTCATTGATCAATTNGCGAAGGANGAAGTATTTCAGAAATGGCTACAGAGTGAAAAAGATCGCCATTTTTCCAAGGGCTTAGAAACTTGGAAAAAAAACAATTTAGCATCAATCGTTGAGGAAGAAATCAAGAAGCGATATCCAGAAGAAACCGAAGAACAACGTCAGCTGAGAGAACTCAAAACTCAATTAGAACAATTACAACGAGAAAGACAACGCGAAGCTA